GCCCCACCTGGGATCGAACCAGGGACCTGCCGATTAACAGTCGGACGCTCTGCCAGCTGAGCTATAGGGCAATATTAAGTTATATTTTATTATAGCAGATTAGCAACCTTTTTGCAATGCTGGAAGCATTTTTATAAAATCGCTATATTCTGTTTTATAAAATTCCTTTGATGAGATGCCATAAGTTTTTTGAAAAGCATCTTCCCAATTACTAGTATATCTCATCGCTGTATAAAAGTCAAGTAGCTTTTCAAATCCTCCGTGCTTTGCAATCAATACGGAAATTGAAATTGCTCCATACCCATACTGTTTAAAAGAATTATTTGTAACTCCAACATTACCAAACTCAACTGCTGACATTTCTTCAACCAGCTTAGCCTCAGATGTAATGTTTCCATAATCTTTTACCATGCATGAAAAGCCTTTAAGATGATTAGAAATATGCTTTGTGACATCTGGTGTTCCTTGGGATACTGCCCACCAACCAAAGTATGTTGCAGCACCCTCGTTCATCCATGCAGGAAAATCAAAAGCTCTTTGGTAATTGCTTACACGCCCAAGCTTATTGCCACCAGTTGTATAAAGCACACTATGGGTATACTCATGTGCTATGATCTCTAATGCTTCATAGGATTTGTTATTAGAGTATATACACGAATATGAACTCCACTCGTTACCGCCATTTCCATTATTACATCCATTAAAACCATTACTATTAGCGTTTATCTTTTTTAGTAGGGGTGCAGACCATTGCACATCTAGCTCGCTTCCAACCACAGAATAGTAATATTCTGGAGAATAGAAGCTTGAAAATAGATTACTAATATTGGACAATACCTGCTGAGAGTTTTTTACTACTACTGGATCTAGGCTAGGGCCAAAGTAAATATTACCTAGTGGTATCTGATAATTATTTTTTGTAAGATTTTTATTAACGTTTTCAAATGAGCTTAAGATAACGCTAAAGTCTTCTTTTGTACTAGGCTGTATTGTTGTACTTGGTTTTGGTGTAGCTATTACTTGCTGCGTTGGTGTTGGTACCCAGCGATACAGCACACCAATCTTTTTACAGACTTTGCCAGACTTAACAATGTTTGCCTGCTTGATAGAGCATGTCTTTATGATGTCTGCAGATGCTAAATCATTTGAAAAAGAAAATGCTAATGTAGCAATAACTGTTGCTGCAATAAGTTTTTTCATACCCACTAAACCTTTATTGTAGTAGTTTGATTACTGGTGCACATGGATCTCCGCCATCTGACCACTCTTGTTCTTCTTCTTCTGTCATGTATGGATCGCCATCATGAGTGTAGCAGAATGGCTCAGTGACCCATCCCTTATCAATACCGTGCTGTAGCCAATCCCACAGCTCATCAAAGTTTTTTTCTGTCATATATTTAGTATAACACTATGCACTGACAATGTCAACTGGACCCTGACAACTTGTCGAAAATTTTATTGCAGCGGATACGGCTTTCATAACACGCTTGCGTGTGTCTTTAAGATTTTCTGTAGAATACATTGAGCCATATGCATATTCAGACCCAGACCCCATAGCAATGTAATCATGCATATACTGATTCAATGACATATCAACTGCATTATGCTCATAAATCTTTCCACGAATTCCAATAAGCAATCCAAAGTCAGAATCGTTTGATACGTCTACCCACCAATTTTCATAGAAGACACGTAATGCAATAAGAAAATCTGTGTACATAAATTTGTCTAGATCATCGCCTTTTGGTGCAGGTGGCTTGAAGTTATACTTCATTCTGTCGCCATCCATTGATCCACAATACCCAAATACATACTCACCATACTTCCAAACTTTTGGACTGGTTAGAGACATGATCAAGTTATTTTCAGATGCACCACGGTCACCTGCCATATAAATCTTGTCGTCTTGACGTGCTGCTACAATACAGGTCATGCAAAATCCCCTAGCTCTAGATACTAGTATAAGTATACACGAACTAGGGGACTATGTCAAATGACCCCAAATAATGACTATTTAACTTGTTTTTTATCTACTGTAGCAAATGCGTCATTAATTTCAGCTATTGTAAGCTTGCCATCATCAAGAAATGCCCTTGCAAGCTTCTCTACGACTGTGGCTACACCTAGCAAACCTGCCAAGAATACTGCCTGTGCGGTATCAATACCAACAACAGCTCCTGCACCAAGCACTCCAAGACCGTTGGCAGCAAATACTGCAACGATTCTCATGAGGACGTTAGACAAGGCCTTTTGGCCCTGGGGTTTTGCTGGCACTGTTCCTGCTTCTTTCTTAGTTGCCATTAGTCTTCCTCTCTGTTTCTAATAGGATAGGTAACAACCCATGCGAACATAGTTCCTAATATCGCATACCCAACAATTGCTTTGGCACTACCATCAAGAACAACCCAGGCAATAAACATACCTAGAAGTGTCCATAGTTGGTCTACCATATCTTTAAAGAATTTAACCATCACGATCTCCTTGTATTGTTAGACCCACCTGTAGTACCACCTGATGAAGCAACAGATACTGCATTCATTGCTGCACCTGCAGCAACTACTGTTGCAACTACCATGTGTTGAGCCTCTTCTCTCTCAGCAGGGCTCATATCTGCACCAATAGATCCAAGGGCAGCAAGTGCAGCACCTGGGTCTGAAAGCAATTCTCCTACGAATGCTCCTGGGTCAGAAATCAATTCAATATTTGCTGCATCTTGTGCAGTAATTACAACAGCATTTCCACTTTCATCTGTGCGGACATCAACTGGTGTTTCTGGTGGAAGATCTGCATAGGAGATTCCTGCATCTTTGATCTGCTCTGCAGATAACGCTTCTCCTGGCTTTAGTTCTTCTACTAGAGCAGAAACAATTGCCTCTTTCTCTTCTTCAGTAACTACCCCATCGCTCTTAGCATCTTCAACAAGATTTTCAGCTTTTGCTGCTTCTTCAGCAGCTTTTTGTTCTGCTTCTAATCTAGCTTTTTCATCTGCTAAACGTTTTGCCTCTGCAAGCTTTTCTGCTTCTAACTTTTCTGCTTCTAATTTTGCAGCCTCTTCTGCAGCAATCCTTTCTGCTTCTAGTCTTGCTTCTTCTTCAGCTTTTGCAAGTGCTTCTGCTTCTGCTTTTGCCTTGGCCTCTGCTTCTGCTTTAGCTTTTGCTTCTGCCTCTAAACGAGCAGCTTCTTCTGCAGCTAATCTTTCTGCCTCAGCTTTAGCAGCTGCTTCTGCAGCTAATCTTTCAAGCTCTGCTTTTGCTGCAGCCTCTGCCTGAGCCTTTGCAAGTGCTTCAGCTGCTGCTTTTGCTTCTGCCTCTAGCCTAGCCTGTTCTGCAAGTGCAGCTTGTCTTGCTGCTTCTGCTGCTGCAGCTTGTTCTGCTGCGATTCTTGCTTGTTCAGCAGCAATCCTTGCCTGCTCTGCTGCAATTGCTGCCTGTCTTGCTGCTTCTTCTGCTGCAGATTGTTGTGCAATCACAGTTGAAAGGTTGCTAACTGACTGACCTGCTTCTTGTACAGCAGAAACGGCAACAGCAGATAATTCAACAGCAGTCTGAATTGCTTGATTTGCATCAACGATTGCAACAGTTTCTGCTGACTGTGCATCAACCACTGCCTGCTCTGCTATAGAGATGGCATTTGTTTTTGATGTTACAATGTTTTGCTGTAATGCTTCAATGTTTATTAAACTAGACAATGTATTTTGATCAGACTGCAACTGTTGTTGAGCATTAGATAGTGTCTGTGTCTGTTCAGGTGTTGCTGTTCCTGTTGTAGTTGTAAATGCTGATGATGGAACGACTGACCAACTACCGCCTTGAGTCCACATAAGACTTACATTTGCTCCACCACCATTTTCATAATAGTATAGTGTCATTGGTATTGACTGACCAGCCTCTACATTATATGTTATTGTTGAGCCACCGCCACCCTTGTCATACCAATCATTTATGACTGTTGTTCCATTAAGCTTAAGAATTACCCCATCATCGGCTGGTGCATATAGCCCTATTGTGCCAGTATAATTAGATGTAATGTTTCCAGTAAACTTAACAATGAAGTCCTCAGCAAGTGTATTAAAGGCATATCCACCACCCCAGTTAAAATTAATCTGTGTAACAGTTGTAGTCAGTACGGGAGTCTTTCCAATTGTTTCTGGCAATGGTGGGGCATTGTTATATCCAAGCATATTGTAAACTTCTGCCTTAAGTCCAGGTGCTGATCCAAGTGCTTGGTCTACAGCTGACTGGGCTACTGCAACATTTTGAATATCTGTTGCAACAACTATCTCTTGTGCGTCTACATTAGCTGATGCTTGAGTTAGGTCTGAAGTTGCACTTACTAGTTCTTGCTGTAAGGTATTAAGGTTGCTTGTTGCATTTTGTGTGGTTACTGTAGCTCCATCAGCTATTGAGACCTTTATGTTTGCTTGCTCTATAGCAGATTCTGCATTGTCAACTGCCAAAGATGCGTTGTTTATTGCATCTGTTGCTATCGTCATTGCATTTGCAATTAGCTGTGTTGCTGCTACTGATCCAGATGATGCCACTGCAGCATCCATATTTTGAGACACAACAATAAGATCAGAATTAGCGGTTTGAACCTCTACGACTACAGTCGCAAGATCTCCTTCTTGTACAACTGTTACGGTAGCAGAATTTACTGCTTCATCCGCAGATGCAGCAGCTAGTGGCCACATAGTCATTATGCCAGTTAATACAAATAGGGCAAATATTGCCCAAGACTTCTTCAAGTTGGGGTCTCCTTGTGGGGTTAGAAGCTTGCTGATATAATTATACACCAGTTTAAGCAAAAGAAAAGCCCCTCCGAAGAGGGGCCAGTCTTTATTTATTTAAAAATCCCAGTCATCATCTGTAGTAGATTCATGCTTACCAATTACGTAAGACGAACCTGAGCCAGAGAAGAAGTCGTGGTTCTCGTCTGAATTAGGAGATAGTGCACTAAGAATTGCTGGATTTACATCACATACTTCTTTAGGAAACAATGCATCAAAGCCAAGGTTCATCAGGGCCTTGTTTGCGTTGTAGTGCAAGAACTTCTTTACGTCAGCAGTTAGACCCACCTCGTCATACAGATCTGCAGTGTATTTGATCTCATTGTCATACAACTCCATCAAGAGGTCATAGGCATAAGACTTTAACTCTTCCTGGCGTTCTGGCGTAGCCTCATTATAGGCTAGCTGGAACTTATAGCCAATGTAGTAACCATGTACAGCCTCATCACGAATGATAAGTCTAATCAGATCTGCAGTGTTTGTAAGCTTTGCACGACTTGACCAGTACATAGGCAGGTAGAAACCTGAGTAGAATAGGAATGATTCGAGCAAAGTAGATGCAATCTTACGCTTCTCTGGGTCATCTCCATGGTATCGATCAAGGACAATCTGTGCCTTCTTCTGCAGGTATGGGTTGTCTTCTGACCAGCGGAATGCGTCCTCAATCTCCTGTGTAGAAGTTAGTGTAGAGAATACGCTTGAGTATGACTTGGCGTGTACTGATTCCATGAATGCGATGTTTGTAATTACCGCTTCTTCATGCTGGGTACGAGCATCAGGAATAATTGACATAGAGCCAACAGTTCCCTGAATAGTATCTAGCATAGTCAAGCCAGTAAATACACGCATAGTCAGCAACTTCTCGTGGTCACGCAAGGTAGACCATGACTGAATGTCGTTGCTTAGTGGTACCTTTTCTGGCAACCAAAAATTGGCTGTAAGACGGTTCCACACTTCTAGGTCAATTGGGTCCTCAACCTTGTTCCAGTTGATAGGCCTTGTTATAGCTGACATGATACACATCCCTCCATCTCTGTTCCTTCAAGTGCATTCTGTCGAATGCGAATATAATAAATAGTCTTAATACCCTTCTTCCATGCATAGATCTGTGCACGGTTTACGTCACGGGTGGTTGCGGTGTCCTTGAAGAACAAGGTTAGCGATAGACCCTGGTCAACGTGCTCCTGGGCTGCTGCATAGATATCAATAATCTTTTCAGGTCCAATCTCATAGGCATCCTGGAAGTATTCACGGTTATCGTTAGTCAGGAATGGTGCTGGGTAGTAGACACGACCCATCTTGCCTTCCTTACGGATCTCAATTTGTGATGCAATTGGGTGAATGCTCGAAGTTGAGTTATTGATATAGCTGATCGAACCAGTTGGTGGCACCGCCTGTAGGTTCTGGTTGTATAGCCCATACTCCATTACATTTCTAGCCAATACCTGCCAGTCTTCCTGAGTGGGAATGTCAATTCCTGCATCCTCAAATAGCTTAGCAACCTTTGAAGTTTTTGGCTTCCATTCATTAGCAATATACTTTACGAAGAATGTTCCATCAGCATACTTAGACTTTGCAAATCCATCAAATGGACTATTAGTCTCAGCAGCTAGCTTGTTAGATGCCTTCAATGCGTGGAACAAAACGGTGTAGAAGTACATGTTGGTGAAGTCAACTGACTCTTCATCACCATACATCATCTCTTCCTTGCCAAAATAGCCATGAAGGTTCATCTGTCCTAGGCCAATTGCACGAGACTTCTTGTTACCCTCAGCAACTGACATGACAGAGTCAATGTATGACTGCTCAGATACTGAAGTTAGAGCACGAATAGCTGTCTCAATAGTCTTGCCAAAATCTGGAGACTGCATGGCCTTAGCCACATTCAGAGATCCAAGGTTGCAAGAAATGTCCTTACCAATCTCCTTATATGACATGTCATTATTGTAGGTTGTAGGAGTGTTGACCTGTAGAATTTCAGAACATAGGTTGGACATGTTAATGCGTCCTTCAATAGGGTTAGCATTATTTACAGTGTCTTCGTATACAATGTATGGATAGCCTGACTCAAACTGAATCTCTGCGATTCGCTCAAATAGCTCACGAGCCTTGATCTTTGTCTTACGGACACGACCATCATCTACAATGGTCTGATACATCTCAGTAATAGAGATATCGCTCATAGGCTTTCCATAGAAACGCTCAACGTCATATGGAGAGAATAGATACATATCATCACCATTCTTAGCAAGCTCAAGAGTAATATCAGGAATAACCACACCAAGGCTCAGAGTCTTGATACGGATCTTCTCGTCAGCGTTCTCACGCTTGGTGTCCAAGAAACGCATGATGTCTGGGTGGTGAGCGTTTAGGTAAACGGCACCTGCACCCTGACGTGCACCTAGCTGGTTAGCATAGGAGAATGCGTCTTCCAGCATCTTCATAACTGGAATAATTCCAGAAGACTGGTTTTCAATCTTCTTGATTGGTGCACCAAGCTCACGGATGTTTGTAAGGTTTAGACCCACACCGCCACCACGCTTTGAAAGCTGAAGTGAAGAGGTTACTGCACGAGCGATTGATTCCATATTATCTTCTACACGTAGTAAGAAACAAGATACATACTCTCCACGTTGCTTCTTTCCAGCATTCAAGAATGTGGGAGTGGCAGGCTGGAAGCGACCAGAGATGATCTCTTCGACCAGACTCTTTGCAAACTCTTCGTCACCCTGAGCAAGCATTAGTGCATTCATACATACACGGTCCTCGAAACGCTCTAGGTAACGTTCACCGTCAAATGTCTTTAGTGCGTACTGGGTGTAGAACTTGTATGCACCTACGAATGTTGGGAAACGGAACTTGTGTCCATAAGCCTGCTTAAATAGTTGCTTTATAAAATCAAATGAATATTGATCTATAACTTCTTTTTCGTAGTAGTCATTCTCTAGAAGATAGTCAATCTTTTCTTCTAGACTGTGAAAAAATACAGTATTTTGATTTACGTGATCTAAAAAGTAGGCACGAGCAGCTGCCTTATCTTTGTCAAACTGAATCTTTCCATCTTCGCCATACATATTTAGCATAGCATTTAGCTCATGATAGCTATAATTATCCATTTATCTCTTCCAACCTATTCGTTACTCTTTGTACATCTTCTGATGTACCAAAAATTTCTACCCTTGCAAGTACTGGTGCTCCAGTCTTACTAGAGATCATATCTGCAGCTTTGCAGTAATGCTCTCCAAAATTTGTATTGCCAAAACCTATTATACCAACTAAATTTGATCTATTCTCTGGTACATTTAAAAAATTTCTAACTGACTTTGGGATTGCAGTCTTTTCACTTCCACCACCATAGGTTGGTACAAAAAGAACATATTTAAAGTCAACAATTGTAGGGTCTTCTTCATTCCAAGTAATTGGAATTCTTGTGGCATTATCCGTTATCTTTTCTACAAACCTTTTTGTGTTACCAGAATGGTTAGAGAAATAGACAATACCCACTGACATCTACTTTCACTCCTTTATTTTTAGACAAGTAAGGGGAGAGATTTTACTCCCTCCCCCTACATTTATGCTAAAGATTACTTTAGTAGGGCAACCTTAGCCTTTGGATTCTTTGCATTCCACTTCTTGGCAAGAGCATTGAATGCCTTCTTTACATCTGCTAGAGACTTGTCAGAAGCAGCCTTGGCAGTCGCAGAATCTACAGCAGCCTTAGCAATAGCATCTGCTAGTGCCTTATCTGCAGCAACCTTATCAGCAGCACGTGCTGCCTTTTCTGCAGCAAGTGCATCCTGTGCAGCCTTAAGTTCTGTAGCAAGGTCACGTACTGTAACATCAGCAACACGGACCGCAACAGGAGTTGCTAGTCCAGTAACAGCAGACGCTACAGTAGCAGTTGCAATCAAGCGTACAGTTCCAGCAGCAGGAAGCGTAATGTCCTGAGTCTTAGAACCAAGAGTTGCAGTAGCAGTGTCAGTAGTCAATGCATAAGTTGTTGATGCAGTGTTTGTTACAACCTGAAGGCTGATAGATGCACCACCCTTAGCATTTCCGAATACGTCAACACCACGAACAGTTGCAGTGTATGCAGTTCCTGCAGCACCAGTTGATGCACCAGCAAGTTCAATTGCATTCAATGCACCAGCAGTACCCTGGAAGTAGTATGTAGTTGTGTTTCCACCAACAGTAACTGCAACAGTACCAACTGCTGTAGTAGTGGTGAATACGTAAATGTCTGCGGTTGTACCAGTACCAGTTGAAATAGTTACTGAAGATGAACCTGCAGAAGCAGTTACTGGAGCAGATACAGTTGCAAGAGCAGTTACGATCTTACCGTTTGTTGCAACAGCAGAAACAGTTGTACCTGTGTCAAGACCAGTTAGAGCGATCTTGAGTGCATCTGCAGCATCTACAGAGTTATCTGCAGGAACTGGAAGTGCTACTGGTGCTGATACCGCTGTACCGCCAACTGCAGCGTTTCCACCAACAGTTAGAGCAGTAGAGACTGCAGCACTTGCAGGTGTTGCGATTACTGATGTTGCAAGGGCTGTTGCTGCAACAAGGCCCAATGCGATCTTCTTAAGTGAAGTCATATATATGTTTCCTTTTCTGTTTATTTATATTAGATTGAATCTATCCAAGTAGTCTTTGACTTCTTTAGGCATAGGTTTATATTGTATCACATCATCTTTTTGCTTGTCAAATTCACTCTTTGGCCTATCTCTAAAAGTGTGAATCTCTACCTCAAGGTTGAGGTCTCTAGGTGTGTGACTTATAGCACCAAAAATAGCCCCACACACGGCATCAGCCAAGTCCTTGGATGATTTTCTTGGGTGGTCAACGTTCTTACCATTCTTGGTTATCTTGAGCTCTGTAAGCTCTTCGAACAAAAGTTCGATAGCAGGCAGTGCAAGTCTATCTTCATATACTAGCATAGCCATATCTTCATAATGTTTCTTTCCAACAGAAACAGTATCAGTTCTCATTCCAACCTGCTTTAGCTCATTCTGAATATCGAATGACTGCCAACGGTCAAATGAGACAAGTCCAATGTTGAATCCAAGTCTTCTTAGATTTTGGATCCACTGCTTAACCTCAGATAGGTCTACTGGCCCCTCTATCTTTGGTTCCCACCATGCTACTGCATCTACGACAACAATTGGTGCAATCTGTTCATAATCTTTAACTACCTGAACATTTACCCACTTTTCTACGTGGGCAATGGCTACTGCACACTTGTCATGACGCTGGGCAAGGTCAGCGTGAACATAGTAAATTTTATCTGGGTCAGGCTGGAATGCTGGTTCAAATCTTCTAAAGGTATCTAGTGGATTCCTAATAGTCATTGCAGCACGAACCTTATCTCTTTGTTTGAAGAAGGCATCTGACATGTATGTTGGAACACATGCAAAACGTTGCATCGCATCTCCCATATCTGTAAAGAATGCTAGCTTAAAATCTTCAATTTTACGAGTAGGATTTACAACCCATGTAGGACGCTTAAGTGCAAACATTCCTGGATACTTATAGGATACGATTGTATCTTCATCCCACTCAATATCTAATGAGTTTCCTTCTGCATCTTCTGGCAACTCATCGTTCATGATGAATCTATGATGCTTCGTCACCACTTCCTTTTCAGCAATAACGGCATCATATCTAGTAGAAATAAAGTCTCCAGGAAAACGTGGGAACGATAGCAGTGCTACCTTGCCTAGGTCTGGGAAGCGTGAGTCAACAGACGCACGAAACGCTTTATAGATATTGTCCGCCGTCTTACCCTGATCATTACCAGTTCCAATTTCTGTAGCAAAACCAGAGATCTCGTCAAGTACTGCAAGGATAAGGTTAAGACCCTCATGTGACTCTCTTTCTGAGTGACCTGAGTATACTGTGATAGATTTATCAAACTCAATTGATTCCGCTTTTGGGTTATATTTTCCAGCAAACCAAGGCGATTTCTCAATCTTAGTTTTAAAGCCTTTAAAGAATACGTTCTTCGCCTGTTGTGCGTTAATCGCAACGTTAATGATATCAATAGCATCGCCACTAGGCTTACCAAAATAACGTGCAGGATCTTTAAGACAGAGTAGTTTATATACGATATAAGCACAAGCAACCGTAGACGTAAAGTCTTTTCCAGAGCCCTTACCAAGCTGTAGGATAACCTCATTCTTTGTGTACTTTTTGTAATAACGTCTACCATCTGTTTCTCCCATGAGATAGATCAGATCTTCTAGTTTATAGATCTGACTCATTGCCTCCACGATGTCGTACTGAATCTCTGATAGTGGTGGCTGATTTAGATAGTCCTCACCCTCAACAAAGGTTTTTGCATCTACTGGTTTCTCAGCAAATGCATCAGATTTGAGTGCTTCTAAAAACTCATCAAACATTATTATTCACAATCACAACAGTTTCTTTTTGCTTGCTGACTTTAGAAAGTCTACGCATAATCTCATCACGGATTTCTGGATATTCAGACGCAATATCTTTTAGGATTTCAATGAGGGCCTGCTGTCTTTCCTCAATCTCAATCATCTCTTCTGCAAGCTCTTTATTCTCAAGAAGACCTGCCTTCTGTAGCATCTCAATACGGGTCTTCTCTAGGTCCATAACCAACTTGATACCCTGCGTTTTTGCATTAAGATTCGCTGTAGTTGTAGCCTCATCAATAACTTCGTATGCCTTTGAGATTAGTTTGCTATAGTGTGTGTCTGCACCAACCAACGCCTCTTTAGCACGTGCACGGATAGCAGCATTGTCTGCAGCCATCTGTCTCCACTCATTAATGTAGGACACAACTGTCTGCCTTGACATAGCAAGTTCTTTCGAAATCTGCGTTGGGTCATTGCCTGCAAGGTATTTTTCTACAACCTTATTGACATTATCCAAATGCTCTACTAATTTATCTTCCATATTTAAAAGCCGTTCTCATTCTTTCTTCATTTTTAGCAACAAGAGTTGGGTCCATCTTTTGCTCGTCAGTAAGTGCAAATTTTGCTCTCGTTGGCATATCTACATCTGACTCTGGCTTAACGTAATAGAAAACAGCAATGCTTTCTCTGTTTTCGCCATTTGGTGCAGCAATCATCTCTGGTAGCCCATGCCAAAAATTTTTGTCAGTTTGAAATAGTACTGCACGGTTAAACTTTGGTTCGACATAGAATGATAGTTCTCCTGGCTCACCATTCTTATCATTCCAGAACTCTAACTCTCCGCCCCACTCATCTTTCCAATTCTTATTTAAATAAATAATAAGATTAAGCTTTCTTACCAAACCTAGTTTTGGATGAAGCTTAGCATCTTGGTGTAGGTTAAGTCTTCCATTGCTTGCATGTAAGTGCATACCACCTGCATGCAGACCATAATCTGCAATTAAGCCCTCGATACCAGTTAGCTCTTCAAGGTAGTCTGTGAACTCTTTGGATGTTAGATCAAAGAATGTTTTATAAAAAATAGTAGGATACCAGTCCCAGTGGGTTGACAGAAGTTTTTCCTCAAACTCTGAGTGGTTTCTTGTCAACCAACGCTCATCATCATAGGAGTAAAATTGATCAGAAAGCTGGTTCGCCAAATCAGCATCTAGAAAATCATCTATAATCCAGACGTTGGTTGGCTCATCAAGAAACTCTATCTTTGACAACTTTCTTACCTCTTTTTCCCCTCTGTGGAATTCTCTTAATCTGATCTACCGTGAATGACCTAAAGCATTGGCTCTGACCTCTAAATACCTCAAAACAGTCAATCCAGCTAGCACCAGTCTCGGTATTAGTCACTACAGAATCAAACTTAAATTTGAGACCATATTGACCACTTACTTTAATTATATCACCACGGACAACCTCAAAGCCATCAACCAGTACGCTATACACCCTAGTAAACTTAGTTTCATTTACTGGTGCAGGTTTCTTTTTTGCCAACTAAAACTCACCCTTAATACGCTTGATCTCATCCTGAATGTAGAAGATTGCCTTTTCAAGATCCTCTATATGCTTATCTTCGCTCTTAATACCTGCTCTCCAGATATACTTCATTGCATTACCTAGATTAAAGTTCATGTGCCTGGTTATCTGCAATGCCTCAATACCGCTTGGGTGGCTTGTATAGTGCGTTGGATGATTAACCTGATCAACAGTTATCTTTAGCTTATCACTCATCGTCTACTCTTTCTTAGTCCAAATTTTGCAAGATATACATAAATAGTCTCTACACTTACACCGCATTCTTTTGCAATGTCTTCTGGAGATTTCTTGTCAACATGGAAACGTTTCTTTAACCATGCCTCATTGGTATATAGTTTAGCAGCCATAGCCTAAATTGTCAACCTCTCCCAATTATTTATTGCGTAGTGCCCAATGCCAATAGCGTCAGCGACATCAGAATCACTAACCACCCTATCGTATTGAATATTAATATAATTAATAGTTTTTTCTTTTCTGAGATTTCTCTCATACGTCTTAAGCCATGAATCAGACTTATCTGGATATTCCTTACGAATTGCAAGCTTTTCTTCCTTAGTTAACTTCTTGTTTCCAATATAGTTTTGCCAAGTGATTGGGGCCACCGATCTAATAGTTTTAATACCAGAAAGCCCTCCAGCACCTAGCATCGCCCCCTGAACAAGTGCAAGATCAGCAGCAGTTTTTGGACTATTCATAAATACTGTATGCTCAATAACAATGGCATCAACCTGTGCATATGCATCTAAGAATGCCTTTGTCTTTTTACAAGCATCAATAACTTTATCGTATGTGCTGACACCAGAATACTTAATCTTGCCAAAAGAAACTAAGTTCTTTGAATCAAACAAGGCAAAGGCTAGGCTATTGGTACTAGCATCAATTGCTAGGATTCGTGTTGGCTTCCCCGTTATCGAGTTTAGTTTTACCACTAGCCATCCCCTTCACTTGTCTTAAAGCACGGTTAATTTCTTTTGGGTCAATAAAGCAAGACTCGCAAGTTTTTTCATCGTTATAGACTGATAGCAAAGCATTGCATATCTTGCAGCGACGGTCTTTATTTTTACGACGTTCTCTGCGTGTCTTTTCATAACGCTGTGCGATCTTTTCTTTAGTTGCCTGTTCTCTACACAGAGCAGAGCAGTATATCTGATAAGACGTTTTGGGTGTGAAGTTATTATCACACCATTGACAGTGTTTCATCTATTGGCTCCAGAGATTTAATCTTGATATCTCCCTTGCCAACTTCTGCACACATTGCCTTAAGAGGACATGTCTTGCAGATCTTTGAGTTAGAGCGATAGTTCTTTTCAGGCAGTGTCCTATCTGTCCATGCCTTACGAACTGTTCGCATCCAATCAAATGCGTTGTTTACCCACGATACATAATAGCTACCTGGCTTTACTTCAATTGGAAATAGAATCAGGTCATGGTTGTTCTTATTCTCATATATAAGAACTCCCCTACTCTTGCCTAGAATCTTCATATAGATAAGAATCTGAATTAGGTGGCCAGACTTTGGCTTACCTGCAGTCTTTCTATACTCAAACCCCTCATTAGGCATTGTCTTAATTTCACCAACTAGTTCTTCGTCATTCCAAAGAACCATAGCATCCCCATAACCAAAGATTGGTGGGTCCTGGCTTGTGATCTTAAACTCAGTTGTTTCGTTGCCGTTATCGTCTACAAACGCCTTGGCAATTCCAGACTTAAGCATAGCACTCTGGATTCTATCATGAGACAGAGTTCCAGCTGTCATGTTTGCCACACCATATGGATCTGCAAAGTCTTCGAAGTTTCCTCCATCAAATGCTAGATACCAATAACGTGCACACTCTCCATGAGAATAAGCAATAGTGCTTGGTGCAAAAGTTCTCTTCTTTTGATACTTGGTTTCTCTACCAACAAGATATCCAGAATTTAACTTCTGAATAAATTGCTCGTGATTAATAAAAGTGTTGTCTTTGTCAGTTAGCTTACGCTCCATTACCTGACTCAATAAATTCTTAGCCATACTACCACTTAGCGAGTAATGTACTTAAGAGCAGCAACCAAGTTATTGATTGATTCTGCAGCAGTAAAGTACAAGTTCTTCTTCGCTCTATCTCCCTTATCTACGTTAGCCATCCAGGTTGCCTTAAAAGACATTTTAGCAGCAATTGCCTGTAGGCGTACGATCTCAATTGTTGCAACTTGTAGAGGAATGTCTGGCTTAACAATAAGCTTCGCAATAAAAGTTAGTGCCGTTGTCAATTCCTCATCCTGCATATAATCTGCGATATCTGCAAGACCGTTAATCATGTCAAGAGTCGTCTCATTACTCATTTACAAACCCTGCAATCTCGTTATGAGGAATGCCAATTTCGCTTCCCATATTGTTATAAATTTCCCATGCAGCAATCATCTTTGGGTGATTTGAAACTTCTTCGCCATACTTTTGACGTTCTTCATAGCAGAATCGTGGATCAATAGGATTGGTCTGCCCAGTCCATCTATAGTTAGTTACTGGACAATAGTCAAAGCTGACAATCTCGCAGAACTCTCCCTCTTTCCACTTACGCTTTGGTCTCCAGTGAACCTGATTAACAGCACTAAAGATAATGGCATCGCCCTTCTTAAGATTATACTCTTTATCATCTACCCACAATGTCCAGTCTTCAATATTTTGGTCAATGCAGTAATTGAATGTTACAAGGTTTTCATCTGCATCAAGGTGTGGTGGAAGAGATGGGGCATGCTTGCCATCTCCATATGCCATATTGTAGTCAATATAGTTATAGTGAGTTAGTCTAATTGGATCCTGATGCAAAGGCTTTGCATATGAGTCCATTACCGCCTCAATTTCTGGTGGACACACAAACTCAATGAGCAGTCTTGACATGTGGACAATCTTCTTTGGGTGGAATCGTGTCTCTCCATAGTACTGCTCTTGATTGCCCTGTAGACGGTCATATTGTGCATTGTGCATCAGTGCACGGTTATTTTCAATAACGCCACGCAACAAAGCAATCTGTTCATCATTAAATGGTTTTTCTACATATATTGGCAATGGCTTATTATATTTATCAAAATCTGTTAGCCATTTATGCATTGGTGCAACATTTGTTGGTTTTACAAATGGCATTGGTGCGTTAGTCATTTTTTATATCTCCTTCATTTTTAAACTTCATATCAAAAAATATCATCTTTACAACTTCATTATCTGCAAATTCTTTTTCTATTCTACCATGAATCAGCTGAGAAGGCACGAAAATTATGCCCTCATTATTTTTTAGATCATACTCTTGGTCTTCTATATACAAAGGCCAGCTTGTATTTGAATCTAGCTGATAGTCTATTAGACAAAAGTTTTGATAGTCTTTATGTGCTTCTAGATTTGGTCTACCGTATTTAGATGCGTATTCAGTATATGTTGCATCAAAAAAATCAACATCAAAACCATTATTTTTTGCCAAAGCAACAAGGGTTTCCTTTATGTCATCAGTCAGCTTGAGCTCTAGGATGATCTTTCCCAAAGAAACATTATTAATATACTTAGTTTTATCCATAAATACTGCTTCTGGAAACTTTTCACCAGTTCTATGCTCATCCCAAATATAGACTTCTCTTTTAGAAAGCTCTTCAATAATATGCTGATTGATATAGTCTATTTGAC